GCAATTGAAAACGAAGTACAAGAAAATGCAATAAATAAAACTAACCCAAAAGGAATTTCTCATGCAAACTCTATAATTGCTAGTAAAGATGTAAAATATCCTTCATCTTGGGAGCATCCAACTGTTGAGATGGAAAATGCTTACATAGAAAAAAATGGCTGGAGTGAATACGCTAAATGGTTTTTGGGAGTTGATACATCTGAAGATGCAGATACAAAAGGTCATTATGGTTATATTTACACTTCAGATTTTAAAACAGTAGATAGACAAGCTTTAAGAGCAATTAGACAAAGATCAGCTCAACGTGGATTAACTTCAATTTTTGCAGCAGCAGGGAAGATGATTGAGAAGATTGACGATAAAAATAATGACTAAAATACTTTATCCTTCACAACAGTTTGCTTTGCAACAAAAAATTGCAAGGAAGTCAATCAGAGAATATCAGCCAAAAATAAAGGCTGTATTGCAATCTGATTTTGATAAAGCTGCAAGATTGGTAGAGGAAATGGGAGCCCAACAAACCGTAAATAATAGACAAGCTTTATTCGACTCAAAGTCGATTAATAATATTTTACGAAATTTGTATGAAAACGTAGGAGGTTATACCGCAATGCGTTATCAAAAGATATTTGACAAGTTTAAAAAAGAAGAGACAATAGACCTTGATCCTCTCAACATAGCAGATGAATGGTTAGCATTTATGCTTTCATATTGGACTGCAATTAGTGGAACAAAAATGTACGGAATTGAAAATACTACTGAGACTGAAATAGCTCGTATTATTACTAACGCCATACGTTATGGTCAAGAGAATAATCTTACTCAAAAAGAAATTAATGCAATGGCTATAAAGCAATTGAGGGAAGGTAAGATTAACAACTCAAGAAGTCTATTGATTGCTCGTACCGAAAGTCATCAGGCTTTAAGTACAGGTGCATTTGGTGCAACTAGATATTCAATTTATCCATTAACAAAACAATGGTTACATTCAGAGTATATGGCAGCACCTAGAAATTGGCACCTTAGCTTAGATAGGCAAACTGATCCAGATAAAGGTGGTACGAGAATATTGGTGGATCAACCATTTTTGGTTAACACACCAAATCAGGGAGCAATACAAATGCAATATACACATGATGCGTCTGGAGGAGCAATAAACAATTGCAATTGCAGATGTTGCACAGTATATATAGCGTAAACAAATAAATATGAGTAATTTTTATAACAAAAAGTCGGTTAGTGGTAGTCCAATAGATATGGATGATCAAAGCAGAGTAATTACTGTTTACTATTCCGCATTTGGCAACGTAGATAGTGATGGTGATATAATCACTCCTGGTGCGTTTGCCAAAACATTAAGGGAGAATGGCCCACAAAACAAGAACAGAGTATGGCACTTGTTTAACCATTCTACAGACAAGCCTATTGCTAAACCATTTGAAATGATGGAAGATGGTTTTGGGTTAAAGGCAAGAGTTAAGATGCCGAATACAACTTTAGGTAACGATACCTACGAGTTGTATAAAGAAGGTCATATCACAGAACATAGCATTGGTTTTCAGACAATGAAATCACAAGCTAAATCTGGATATAACGAAATCACAGAAATCAAATTGTTTGAAGGTTCCTCAGTATTATGGGGAGCTAATTCTAATACACCAACGGTAGATGTTAAGTCTAATTTTAAGTCAGAAGTTATTGATGAGATTGGTAAAACAATCAAGTCTTTAAGAAATGGCAAATTTACAGATGAGACATTTGAGTTGCTTGAATTAAAATTAAAACAATTACAGCAATTTTTATTTGAGTTAGAAGCAAAAGAGTCAGTTATGCTTACTGTAACCGCAGAAATCTGTTCCGAAGATCAGTCTGAAGAAGAAGATGAGGAAGCATTAGAGGAAGAAGTTAACCCGATGGCTGAGGCTGAAATGGAAGTAGCAAAATATTTACAATCATTTAAAATTTTCAACTAATGGTAGAAGAAATTAAAAGTGCTTTCGAAGGCATTAAAACAGAAGTATCTGGAGCAATCGAAAGTGCAAAAGCTGAAAGTGCAGTAGCAGTTGACAGCTTAAAATCAGAATTAGAAGAATTAAAATCTCAAGTTTCTGTAGTTAAAGATGCTGCAGATAAATTAGAGGCAAAAAGCAATCGTAAAACAATGAACGAAAATCAAGTAAAAGGATTCAATGCTACATTAGCAGAGTCTATCGAAAAGAATGCAGACATTCTTGGTAAATTAGGTCGTGGTGAAATGAAGCACACTTCATTCGTTATGGACACTAAAACAGTAGGTAACATGACAGAAGCAGCTAGCTTAACAGGAGATATTCCTCGTGCTTATGCTAATCAAGTTTATGGTTTACCTTCTCGTAAAGTACACGTTAGAAGTTTGTTACCAGTAGGTACAATCTCTCAAGGTTTATTTACTTTCCCTCTTGAAACAGGTGGTGAAGGTGCTCCTGCAGCTCAAACTCAAGGTAGTGCAAAAGCTCAAGTTGATTTCGATATCACTATGACTAATGCTCCTGCACAAGTTATCGCTGGTTATGTTCGTATCTCTCGTCAAATGTTAGATGACGTTCCTGCTATGACTTCTTTCTTACAACAAAGATTGTTAGAGAAGTATTTAGTAGCTGAGGATGCTCAATTATTGAGTGGTTCTGGTTCTGGAGTTAACTTACAAGGTATCACTGGTGTTGCTTCTGCTTTCGCAGGTGCTGCAACTGTAGATGTTGAGCAATTAGTACAATCAATTGCACAAGTTGAAGCTTCTAACTATACTGCAACTGGTATCTTAATTAACCCTACAGATTGGGCTAATATCATCAATACCAAAAACACTAATAGTGCTTACTCTTTACCAGGTTCTACTATCGTAACTACTAACGGTCAATTAAGTATTGCTGGTATCCCAGTTTATACTTCTACAGCTATCGCTGCTGACAAGTTCTTAGTTGGTGACTGGTCTATGGGTGCTCAAATCATGCAAAGAGATGGTATCTCAGTTCAGTTCTCTGAATTTGATGGTAACAACTTTACTGAAAACATGATTACTGTAAGAGTTGAGGCTCGTATCGCATTCCCTATCTACTATGCTGGTGCGTTTGTATATGGAGATTTCGGTAACGTAGCTTAATATTGCTGGTTTAGGATTAATAATAATAAAAGCCTGTCTGGTTTCAGGCAGGCTTTTTAAATATTCGCAAACATGGATTACAGATCAAACGAGGACTATTACTGCCGCAATCGCTACGGGTCGGGCTTGACGTATAATCAAACATACGACCTGACATTTGACGAGGATAGCAGCGCACCATCCGAACCTGTTACACTCGAAGAGGCGAAGTTGTTCTGTAAAATTGATGTGGACGAAGATGATGCGTTGATAGAAGATGTATTAATTCCCGCAGCCCGGCAGATGTGCGAAGATTACAGCAATATTGGTTTTGTGCGTAGAACGATCACAGCTACATTTAATAACGGCAACAGCGGGTATTACTTACCGTTAGGGCCTGTGTATGGAACGCCAACAGGCGTTAATGAGTATGGCACAGCGTTAACAACTCTGAATATTCCAGAAGGCACGTGGCGGCAGGTATTAGAACCACGTTTAGAACGCATGAGCGTTACTTATGAGGCAGGCTATGAGCAATTGCCGCAAAAATTACGCACAGCATTACTGAATCAGATAATGTTCCTATATGACAACCGTTCGCAGGGCGTTGATGGAGCAATGAGCCATGAGGCGCAACTTATCTTAAACCCATTACGCCGGATATGGTAGAGTATAAGAAAAAAAGGTTTAACCGCAGGGTAACTATATTGGTTATCGGGAGCACTCAAAACGAAATGGGCGGCAATGAACCTGTGGTACTGGATTCGTATGAGCGTTGGGCTTGCATTGAAGATAAGCGAGGGTTTAATAACAACCCGTATGAACAAACGCTTTGGCAGGACAGGCGCAGGGTTATACTACGCAGGTTTAACACCCAACACACGCAGGTAAACTACCAGATAGATTACAAAGGCCAGCGCATGAAGATAGAGAGCATTCAGGTAAACAGCGAGGGGTTTCAGCATTATGAAATTTTAGAGTGCATTAATATTGATAGTGAAATTTCTATGTCATGACGATATACAACCTACCATACGCAGACCCATTGACGGGTGAAGATCTGGTACTTGTTCAGCAGGATGGCGTTGCTAAATGGGCGCAGTTGAGCAAGGTGCTAACAACTACGCCGATAGCAATAACGGCTACTCCGACAGCCTTCACAGCAACGGATATAGACTATCAACAGATAGATTTAGCGTGGACGGGCGTTGGTGATTTCATTCTCGAACGCAGCCTGGATGAATCTTCATGGCAACAGATTTACGCAGGATCGACAGCATCGTACAGCGATACTGGTTTGTATCAGGAAAACCAATATTTTTACAGGGTTTCAGCGCAGGACACAGGGGAAGTGCAGAGCGATTGGGCTTATGCTGATGCTACAACACCGGCTGTGCCATGATAAAAATACAGCTAAAAGGATTTGACAAAGCCGTTGCTGATATTGAGAAAACGGCTAAGGAGGTTAATAATGAGGTAAAAGTTGCACTCGTTGATTTCGCCACCAGTGTAGAACGGGATGCGAAACGTGCAGCACCAGCAGACGAGGGCAAACTACGTAACAGCATCAACGGCACAGTAAAAGGCTTTGAGGCTTCAGTAACCGTAACCGCCGATTACGCTGCCTACATCGAATTTGGCACCCGTAAATTTGCGGCCAAGTATGTAGCAACGCTACCGCCGGATTGGAAGTCGTATGCTGCAACGTTTAAGGGTAAAGGTGGCGGCAATCTTAATCAATTCATTCAGGCTATCATGGCATGGGTAAGGCGCAAGGGCATAGGGGCAGATATAACAAAGTCGGGAAATTTTTCCAGCTCAGCCAGTAGCTTAGATAAGCAACAGCAGGCAGCGTACTGGATTGCTTTGAATATCCTGCAGAATGGAATTAAGCCGCAACCGTTCCTAAAACCTGCGGTGGATGCCCATGTACCGGAATTAGAAAAAGCAATTAAAAAAATATTCAGTTGAAGGATATACACAACATATTATTGACGAGCTATTATTCAGCCCTTAACGGCAATATACCAAACCCTTCTGGTGGCGATCCAATCCCTGTTTTTGAAGGTGAGGAGCCGGATAATTATGATGCGCCTATTTATGTTGTGTTGAATGATATCAGCGATACTGATGTAAGTCCGAAGCAATTAAACCAAAGCAACGCAACAGTACTGGTTTCGGTTCACAGCCGCCGAAATAAGTACAATAACCGTAAGAACCTGAACATAGTTTGCGGTTCAATTATTGGAATTATAAAACCGCAGCCGCACAGCACTTTGCAAGCGGATGGTATAGATATAATGAGTACATCGCTTGATACAAATACGGTAAATTACGGCTACATAGCGAACCAGGTATTCACATCAAGAAATTTAATTTTTTCGCATTTAATAAGTTATTAACTTTAAGCAAAATTAAAAGCAATGGCAAATACACCATACGAAGGTAAAAAGTATGTTTTCCTTATTGACCCAACGAATACAGAGCCGTCTGATATGGGCGTTGCCCCTTCATTGGTTGTGTGTTTAACGGAAAACAGTTACACACGTTCTGCATCCGTTATTGACGCATCCAGCAAATGCGGCACATACCAATTGAACGGCCCTAAAACCAGAACCATTGATTTATCCGGGCAGGTAATATTCGCTCCTGATGGCACAGCAATGAGCGAGGGAGAGTTAAACGACCTGTTCGAGAATGACACGCGATTTTCTTGGTTGCATGGCCCTGAAACCCCCGAATCGGGTGATCAGTATTACACAGGTGCGGATGCAGTTATCAGCGACCTTGTTTTAACTGCTCCTAACGATGGCGTAGTTGAGTTCACAGCAACAGTTCAGGTAAACGGCGTTCCGGTAAGGCACACAGAAGGCAGCTAATATGGTAATAGAAATAAAAGGCCGGATGCTGCGGTTTGATAACAGCACATGGCATTCATGGGTTAAAAATGTAAATTGGGATAACCTTAATGGTACTTCCAACAGAGCTGCGGTATATGCTGCTCTGGAATCTTACGCTTACGATAACAGGTTACCTTATCCTGACTGGAAAGAAGCAGGCGAATTTTGCGAATCATTGAATGAGGAGGAACTTAAAAAAGTTATTGCAGCGTTTGAAAGCATGGATGATTACAAAAAATACCTGGAAAAGATTAAAGAGGAGGTTAAAAAATTAACCCCTGCAGAAACAAAAAAAAAGCGTTTGAAAGCCTCACCGAAAACTTAGAAATCGCCCTTGGTTTTTTAGGATGGACGGAGCGAGAATATTACACAAGTAGCCCGGAGGCGTTTTATTTTGCGTCAAAGGGCTATTTTGCTAAACAGAACATTGAACAAAGCTGGCACAGGCATAATGCTTATATAATTTACAGGTCATTGGGTGGGGATAAGAAGGCAGAGGTTATTTGGCCGATAAGTTCAGATGATGTTAAGCCGCAGGAGAAGATAGACAGCGACCGGATCAACCGGATTAAAAACAGGTATGGTTTGATGCTAAAAAGTAAAAAGGATGCCGGAAGTTAAATATGTAGCAGAATATGTAGGTCAAAACCTTGACAAAGGTTTAGATAAACTGCAAAAAGAATTTGCAGAAACCAGCGTTGCGGCTACAAAATCAGCTAAGGCAATAGAAGGTACTGCGCCAGCTATGGCAAAAGCTGCCATTGCTGCAAATAAACTTGATAGTAGTCTGCAACGGGGGTTAAAGCCGGGTGCAGCGCAGGCTGGCAACGCCTTGCAGAATTTAGGCCGTATAGCACAGGATGCTCCATTTGGATTTATTGGTATATCAAATAATATTAACCCGTTATTAGAATCTTTTCAGAGGTTAAAAGCAGAAACGGGGAGTACAGGAGCAGCATTAAAAGCATTAGCGACCGGATTAATAGGCGGCGGCGGTTTAGGGCTGGCTATATCTGTAGCTACGGGTTTACTGACAGTTTTTTCAATGAGCAACAGGTCAGCCGGTGATGAAACTAAAAAAACGAAAGAAAAAGTTGATTTAGCAGCAGAAGCCCAAAAGAAATTTGAATCTGATATATCCAGCGCATCACAAGCTCTTATTGGACAGTCTAAAAGCCTTAAAGATGTACAGGCCCTTTTAGTGAGCACCTCAGCCCGGTACGATGATTTAACCGCTGCCACAAAAAGACAGGCATTTGCTCAATATTTATTTGGGCAAAGAAGTGAGGAAGTTAAAAAAATCTTAGACGGTGTAATTAAACAACAATTACAGCAAGCTAAAATAAACAATCCTTTTGCAGGTGCCGGTGTTCGTGAGTATAGCCAGGATTTGTTTGCTGCTTCCCGCTATATGGAACAGGTTAAAAATGGCACTATAAGATTTAGCAAAGCGGCTTATGAGGCTGCAAAAAATGCGCAAGCTATTGCTGAATCTGCCGCAGATTTAGCAAACCTTAATATTTTAGGAAAGGGTTTTGATGATTTATTTGCAGCTATTGCAGATCCTCAGAAAACAAAGGCGGCGATAAAAGAAGTTGATACTATATCTTCTGTATTACGGGATTTGGAGGCTCAGTTATTATTCCTTTCTAAGCGTGGGATTGTTTTTAATGTCAATGAAGAGAAAGCGAAAATTTCTGCAATTAAATCTACCATTGAAAAACTATTAAAGGACTTCAACGTAGCGCCGGATGATACAATAATTGCTAAACTGGTTGGAAATATAGCTACTCTTGAAAGCAGGTTAAGGTCGCCCGAATTGCAAAGGGCAGTTAGCGAAGCTGCAAAAAGGTTAGCTGAAAGACCTATAACGGTTCCCGTTATCCCAAGGGTGCCGGAGGGCGTAATAAAAAAATCAGTAGAGGATATTTCTGAACAGTATAAGCAACTTGCTGTAGGGATTACGGATGCGATAGGGTCTTCCATTGGGGAAGCATTTGCAACCGGTGGTAAGTTTTTATCAAATGCGCTTAGTGGTATTTTAAATATCATGGGCGACTTTTTAATCCAATTAGGAAAGGCTGCGGTTTTACAGTCAGCGTTAATACAGGCAATAAAGGCCGCCAATCCTATTGCTGGTTTTGCCGCCGGTGTGGCAGCTATCATAGCCGGTAATATTCTGAAAAATATTAAGATCCCTAAATTCGCTACCGGTGGCGTTTCCCCTGGCGGCGGCATATTGGTAGGTGAACGTGGGCCAGAGATCATTACACCGCCTCGTGGCAGCGTTATCACTCCCAATGCGCAGACGAATGCCATATTGGGGAATGGGGGCGGCAGGCTCATACCCGAGCCGGTGAGGATCAAAGGTGGCGATATTTATATTTCTTGGAAATACGGGCAAGAACAATTAGGACGTAAAGGTCAATTGTAAACTACCCATCCACGCTAAAGCGATGGGATGGGCTTTAAACCTGAATACGAATGCAAAGAGCAAAACATATCCGATCTTCCAGCGTGGTTTACATAAGCACGCCCAATAGTGTATTCTGTTCAGATTCGTTTGACCCGGCACACATATTTGTTAATGATGAAGGGCAGCAGATACCGAGCATCTGCACGCAGCGGTAATGGCCTACTCACTCATATACACAGCAGAATTTGACGGCTACAATGGCCAGCAAAACAGCATCGAGATACTGAAAAAAGACTACGTGGGTGATTCATCGGTAATCACCTGCGGTGCTGGTGCGGTTAAACAAGTTTGGGGGCCGGATGAACCGAAAGCATTGATAAAAGGCTGTTCATTGGAAGTTGATTTGCTAAATATCGAGGGCAGCTTTCCGTTAAGCAACTTTTACTCAAATGAGGACGATACATTTCAGATATTGTTTTACATCGGTACTGATTTAAAGTTTAAAGGCTATATCGTTTCGGACGACTGCACCGAAGAAATGATAGACTGGACGCATAACATAACAATCAGCGCAACGGATAGCTTAGGGTTGCTTAAAGATATTCCGTTAAACCAGTCACCGAAGGCGTTTAATCTTGTTGGCACATACCCCGCAACAGCTTTCAGTTTTGTTACGCCTAATTATTTTTATGCGCTAACGCTCAATAATCTTTTATTGCCGGGCGACATGATCGTAATATCCGGTAGTAGTAATGATGGTACTTATCACATTACGGGCACATTCGGGGTTTTGGCTTACACCGTTGCGGAGCCTGTTACAACTACCGGAGCCGATAGCGGGACTATTGCAGTTTACCGAACGGCTTTACAGGGCAGATTTACCTTAGCAACGATCCTGAAATTTGCACTGGCACCAACTTTTTTAGAAATAAACCTGCATAGCTATAATAACGTCCGACCGGTAGGCGGTTCCGTTGGCAGGTGGCTCGAAGATACTTATATTGATGCGGGAACCTGGTTTGAAAATGAGGAGTTCAAAGATTGCGACAAAGTTATTCGTGATATCATGCAGACATGGCGTTGCACTATGTTTCAGGCAAATGGCGTTTGGAATATAGTACGGTGGGATGAACTGAGAATTTTGCCGCTGATAAACTTCCTGTGTTATCAATATACGGCTGATATGGTTTATATTGACGATGATCCACTACCAGCATCAATAACCGTGGGCAACGGGTCGGATATCCTTACAGGGTTCACGCAGGCTTTAATTAGGCCATTCAAATTCGTTCAGGAAACATTTAACTACCGGCAGCCTTATGATATTCTTCGCAATGCTGGTTTCCAAAGGTTAGGGCCGTTGATTACTGAATATGCAGACGGAACAGATACGATCAGTGAGTATGTTATGGCTGATTGGGAGCAGGGTTTTGAATGGACTTCCGGCGGCAATGGTTATATAGGCTCTACGGCAGAAAGGTTTATAAGGGTGCGCCGTAATAGTATCGGTGAAGAAACGGAACGCTACGGGGTTATTAAAGGTGCTACGGGAATGTTTGATAGCAGGGCTGCAGCGCAATGCTACCCGATTGAAGTTCGCACTGGCGATAAAATCCGGATTAGCTGGGATTGGAAAACAAATGTTAGTCAGGCGGGCAGTGTGAATATGAATTTCATTGTGCATATTCGCACTACTTTAAACCCAGTTCCCAGGTCAGCAAATAACAGGTATTTAAACCAGTTCGGTCAATGGCGTACCATTGGGCAAACGAACTTGACTATTTTGAGCAATGTGCCAGCCGGCAGTAATACAAACCAATGGCAAAGCGTTTCGGTAGAAAGCGAGCAAATACCAGTAGACGGGTTGCTAACCTTTAAACTGGCGCAGGCTGGGCAAAACCCACAGGGAACCAAGGAAACGCACTACAAAAATATTCGGTTTGAGATATTCCGGGGCATTGCAGGTAATGCAACCGTCATCGGCCAACAACACACACAAACGCAACCTCTTGTAGTTCGTAACAGCCACACCGAAGAAATATATGCAGATGATGCACCAACTTCAGTAGTAGCAGGAGCATTGATGTTAAGCACATTCACCGGGCCTTTGCAGGACTTAACAACAGTATGGACAAGAGGCGGCGACCCTGAGGAACTGAGATTAGGCCAGATAGTAACGAGGGATGAAATGATGAGCAGGTTCAAAGAACGCCTGCGACTTGAAGGAACTATCTTACGTTCAGATATTACGCCATTATCCGTAATATTGTGTAGTTTATTCCCCGATAAGAATTTTATTACAGGCAGAGTTGAAATTGAGCATAAGATAAACCAAACAACGGTTACACTTACAGAGCAATTTGAGGACGGCGAAACAGAAGCGGATTTAATTGAAGATTATAATTTCAGATACTTATACGAAACAAAATGAGTGAACTGGTATTAGGAAAAAACGTTGTTGTTTTCCGGTATAACGAGAGTATCAGCGAATGGACGCCATACGCCTGCTACCGTTCCTGTACGTTGAGTATTGACAGGGAGTTGGTGGAAACGTCTATCACCGGCAACGGGTTCGCTCGAACCTTTGAGTATGGTGCAATATCATACACCGGTGCGTTGGAAGGGTTGTTGGAGTTAGAGAAGCCTAATAACTGGAGCGGTGCAGATGCTATTGTGCAACAACTTGCCGGAGAGAAACAGTTGATGCGGTTTGAATATGAGAGCGGCAACGGTGATTTTTTCACATTTGAGGCAACTTTTTTAATTGCCAATAATTCTATCACAAGTTCATTCGATAACGTAACAACGAATAGTTTATCTTTACAAGGCAGCGGAATGCCGACAATAGTTTACACACCAACACCAATAATACAGGGTATTATGTATAGAACAGAATTTATATTGCCAGCCGGAGAAACTGAGGTTACAATACCGGAGGTTAATGGTGTGACGATTGAGAATATTATTGGCGTGGGGCTGGATGGGTACGACTACCCGAATATTATTGGCGCAGGCACTCCCGTTGGCACAGAGGTACGATATACGCCGTCCGGGGCGGTATTACGTTTCCCGTATGCTGATGCCGATAATGACAGAAATGGTTTCATTCAATATCAAATAATATATGAAGGCAGTTAAAATAATAATAGCGATGCTGCTATGCGGCAGCGTTTACGGGCAAACGGTAACTCCCAATCCGGGGCCGTACCAGAATATCAATACCAAGTATCAGTACACCTGGCAGAAGTGGATCGGTGGAATATGGAATGCAGGGAAACTTATACAAACGGATAGCGCTCAATTCTTAGGCGAAACTTATGTATCGGATGCTCCTGCTGGCGATAGCTCTCTTCGGGCCGCAAACACAGGTTGGATAAAGCGTAATATTACTCCGGGCGAACCGGGGCAACCTGTATTAGCGTGGGGCAGCTACGGCAACTATTCGCCATCAGATCCAAATCCGTACAGGATAGGGATGCGGGATAGTATGCCGTTGCATATAATAACTAATGATTTGATAAGGCTTACCGTACCCGCAGCCGGGGTAGAGCGCAGAATGAATGCTGCCGACAAGGTACTGGTTATTGATACGACAACTAAACAGTTATACTACACAGACATGACGGGTGG